TCGGGAACTCAGAGCGGAACGGGTTCCCGTGTGGGTTCTAAGGTGCGGCCTGTGGAGGTCACGGTCCGCCACCATTTTCGCCGCCAAGAACGAATGTGGCGGCGTCGGCGTAGGGAACGCAAAGGTGGTTCCTACGCCGTTTACCTCGGCATGATGAGGGCTGTGACCGCTACTTATGGTGCAGCTACTGAGGTGCAGGACCTTATCGAGGTTATGGCTTGGAATGCCTATGGCAAGGATGGGCGCCTAGCTATGCTCACAGTGCGGCCTGAGGCGTTTAATGGCCGCACGATTGAAAAGGGCGATGTGTGGGGTGCGATGCAGGTCAATGCCCGTGCCTATGCTTTGGTTGCGCAAGGTTTGGCAGATGGCACATTCCGTCTTGACGTTGGGGGTGCCCTTTTCGATTATGGCGTCCAGCAGACCCAAGATGCTGTGATCGCTGCGCAGGGTCGTGCATATCAGTCCGTGGCTAATGCGGCCGGATGGTCGGCCCCTGTCGGAGTGGAAGCACTCCTCAACATGCACTCGCGTCAACTGGACGCGCCAAACGAAAGGTCTTTCGATGTATACTCGCCGCTACAGCCGTGGTCCGATGCGTTCTCGCAGCGCCTATGGTGGTCGTCGTCGCGCTGGGATGGCTCCTCGTGGTAGCTACTCCCCGCGTCGGCCTTATACGGCCCGCCGCACGATGTCCCGCTACTATGTGGGCGGTCGTCGGTATTGACAGAACCCGGTAAGGGCTGTCACCAAGGGGCGGGGCAATCCCGCCCCTTTTGCATGGGTGCAATATGAACCGCTATCCCCTGAATTACCGTGCGTCATGGTTCAATCTGGGCGCAATGCTGCGGCCGAACGTGGCCTTTCGTAAGCCCGTTTATGCGGGCGAAAGCTCGGAAGTCGATGTTCAGCTGTTCTATGAAACCAACCCGACGGATAGGCTGCGGAACCCTGCGGTGGTTTCGTTGTATGTGTTCTACGTTCCGCACCGTCTGGTGTGGTCCGGTTGGACCGATTTTATCGCTGATGTGGACAGCGGTTTGACGGTTCCCACGAACTCGACTGCTTGGGCTTCGATGTTCGAAAACGGTGGTAACACTAAGTCTTCGCTTATGCGGCGCGGCTTTAAGCTGTGTTACAACACCTTCTTCGGTGATGAGACGGTCGGGCAGACCGATGGTGCGTGGTATAACGCTATCGATGCCGATACGTTCGTGAACGATATGCGGATGAAGTCCGTTTCGCAGGTTGTGCAGAACCTTGTTTCTGACCTAGACAACCCTGCTGACCCGTTCACGGGCACGGTTTCCGGTGCGGTTGCTACTATTGAGTTGTCAGAGCTTGATCGGCGTCTCCGTGCGCGTCGTGCCAACGTTCAGCAGCGTATGTCCGGCGAAAAATACACGGACGCTCTCGCTCGGTTTGGCGTAAAGGTATCTGATGCCCTTATCGCTCAGCCGGAAATGATCGGGTTCCACTCCGAAGTCATTTACCCGACGTCCACGCAGGCAACTGCTGGCGGCACCTCGCCTGCTATCGGGACCCGTTGGGGTAAGTATGCCGGGACGCTCAAACACAAGGTGGGGAAGAAATTCTTCCAAGAGCATGGCTATGTGTTTGGCGTGTTTGCGCTGCGTCCGGTGCTTTCCTATGAAAGCATGGGCTATCCGCCCGAGGCGTTCACTACCTCTCGTGAGGATTTCGTCATTGATCCGGTGCTTCAGCCGTATCAAGAGGTTGATCGGACGGCCTTCTCGACGTCGGGTGACCCGGATCCGATCCTTATGCGTGGTTGGCAATACATGTATGGTCAGGTCATGCAGACGGGTGGCCCGTCTGGTGTTTTGACCACCAACGCTCAAACCATCAACGCCATGCGTTACCCTGCTCCGTTGGGTGGTTCGTCGGGTGACGTGGACATGACTTGTCATGTCAAATTCAAGGGCGCTACGCCGCTCAACGGCAAAGTCCGTGCATGATCAGTGGGGGCGCTTCGGCGCCCCTTCTTCTTCCGCGCAGCGGGGCCTTGTTCTATACTGATCAGGTGACACCATGATTACTGACTTCTGTTCGAGCCCCAAGGTGGGCTTTCGTGGTTGGGTGAAGTGCGGCAAGTGTCGCGGATGCCTCAAGGTCCGTCAAAACGACTGGGTTCGTCGGGCTATGATCGAGTTTGAAGCTCACCCTCGCACATGGTTCCTAACGTTGACCTATCGGGGTGAGTATGAGGTCGGCTATGATGCCGTGCAAAAATTCCTCAAGAGGCTTCGGAAGAATACCGGTCAGAAGATTAGGTATCTTTGCGCTACGGAACGTGGTTCGAAAAACAATCGTCTTCACTACCACTTGTTGGTTCATGGTGCGGAAGCGCTTACTAAACGTATGATTATCAAAGAGTGGCCCCATGGGTTGACACACATGCGGCTTGCGCGTGATCTTACCTCCGCGCGGTATGTGTCGAAGTATACCGCTAAAGATGCTCATATCCGTCCGTCGCTAGGATATGGTCATGCTACCTTGGAACTTGCGACCCAACGCCTTAAGGAGAAATCAGATGTCCTCGCAGCCGTCCTCGCTGTTTTTCCAGATGCTCGAGTGGATAAAATCGCTGGAAAACCGATACCCTATCGCCTCCGACTTCGTCGCGTCGGTGATGTTGTGGGTCCTCCTGTTCTCAACGCTGGTGGTGTTCCTCGCAGCATGTCAGAAGCAGGACCCGATGGTCCGGACCATCACGGAACCGCTCTCCTTCGAACGATCGATGAGGGAAAGTGTGACTTATGGGGACGCACTCCCCTAAACCCGTGGTTCGGAATACCCCCAGAGGGGCACGGGGAAGCCTCCCCGGAATAAACTCCAAAACGACACGCGAAAAATGCTGACTTCAACTAAAAACGCGTGACGCCGCTAGGCGTCACGCGGGGGGGGTTCCGAAGGGGGGCGGCGCATGCCGCCCCCCTTGACGTTGCGCCGCAACGTCCTCAACGTGCCATAGGGGGAACACGTTAGGGGGTTCCCAGAGAAGCCGCCCGCGCCGCTCCTTCAATACGGGGCTGTAGGCGTGGGCGGCGGCCAGCAGCTAGGGGGTTCCTATGGCCGAAACTGCAATTACATCGGGGGTCATCTGGGATGACATCCCCCGCGCGCCGTGGGCCTTCGGGCCGTCAACCTTTCTTCAAAGGTTGTTCGGCGGGGCTTTCATCGGTCTGGAATTGGCTTTAACGCCCACGCCCACGGCGGATGCAACGCTTGACGGTCAAATGGTCGCTCGTGCCAAGGCGTTGCAAAAAGCGCAGGTTCCCCCTGCGCCATTGGTTCAACCCTCCTTCGAAGTGTCGCGCAAGCCGTCTGCTGTTACGCACGAGGTCAACCCGGATTTCGGTGAAATGCCTGTCCTCGTGGCGCCGGCTCCGGACTTGTTGGCTCCGGCTATTCCTGACTTGCCGTCGATGGCTCGGCCACAGTCAGGACGGCAAGCTATGGCCGGGTTAAACCCGTGGGATGCTGAATATGATCTTTGGGGGGAGGAAGCTGGAATTATGATTTCCACTCCCCCCGTTATGTATCCCGTGGGGGGTTCTTCGGGAACTCAGAGCGGAACGGGTTCCCGTGTGGGTTCTAAGGTGCGGCCTGTGGAGGTCACGGTCCGCCACCATTTTCGCCGCCAAGAACGAATGTGGCGGCGTCGGCGTAGGGAACGCA